ACGCACCGTCTCACGGATCACACGACCCAGAGCCTTGAACTCTTCAATGCCGCGTTCAGCCCAACGCTCGAGGTCGCCGTTCTTCGCAGCGACAGCGATGAAGTTGTCGAACTTGTTAGCCAGGTCAACCAGCCAACGAGACAGACGGGGCAGGTACTGAGTGCCAAACGTACCCAGGGTAACGAATGCACGGACCAGCGGCTTCATGCCATTCGACGCCAGGTTGATAGCCTGGTTCATGTTGTCGAACGACTTGTCCAAAATCTCGGGCGTCAGCGTTTCGCGAAGACCATCGGCCAATTCTCGGAACATGACGCCCCAAGCCTGAGCTGTGTTGACCAGCTGCTCGTTGAGGCTCGGCATGAGATTGTTGACGAGTTCGCGGATTGGATCCGCAGCGATTGCCCAGAACTCGCGGGACATAGAGTCCTGCAGTGCGGTGAACCCGGGACCGAGGTCGGCGAGTACCGTCTTCATGTCCTTGAGCACGACGACGAGCGTGGCAATCGAGATGCCAGCTGCAGTCATCAGCGAGGGCAACAGTACCGCGGACTGACCCAGGGCAGCGAGTGATCCGAGAAGACCCGCAGCATTCGAGATAGCCGTCAGCAATACGGCACTGAGGCCTGCGATACCCGAGGAGATGAACCCAATCTTGGGTGCAATCTTATCGAGTTCCTTGATTCGCTGGAACAGCGGGTCGAACGTATTCTGCAGGATGCGAGCACCCGACAGTGCAGCCAGCGTGGACATTGCTGCGGCAACAGATGCCTTATTGACCCGCACGACCAGGTCAACGAAGCGAGTGCGCGACAGCACAGCGAGACGCTGCTGGGCACGGAGTGCGTTCAGGTCAACTCTGAGGCTGGGATCGAGGTCTTCGATCTTGTCCTTCAGATCGTGCAGCTGTTCCTGGGTGACGTAGGGTTCAACCTTGATTCGGACCTCGAGGTCACGAAGCTGTTCCTTTAGTTTGCGGATCGATTCCCGAGTCACCTCGAGATGAGCTGGGATCGTCGCCTTTGTTGTCTTCTCGATTCGCTCGAGTGACTTCTTCAGATCCTCGCGGAAACGCGATGAGTCTGGCAGGACTCGAATAGAAACCCGGCCTGCAGATTTGGTAGCCAACTCAACCTCCTAGGTTACCCGCGGCAAACATTCCTCGTAGTTGCATTCCGAAGTCCGCCAGCGATTGCTTTGGAGGCTCGGGTTGTTTCACCTCCTCCACACCAGGGCGTGGGTAAGGCTTTATCTCTGGGATATCCTTTTGCTTCTCGGCGGGAGTGTTCTGGGCAATCATGGCACGAGTGTTGGCGTTGATTGCGTCGTACATGTCCGCGAGAATGTCGGAGTTGGCATCCCAGCCGTAGAATCGAACGTGGTCTTTGAGCTCCGGGCCACCCATTTGCTTGGCACGCCACACAGATTTGGGTTCGTAGACCAAGCGGTTGATGTAGGAAATTGCCCGCCGTAAAGGGAGGCGACCATCTATTGCGTCCCATATGTCAAAGCCATACAGAACTAGAAGGTCAGCCTCCCAGTCGGGGTTTTCTTCTAGCTGGCGCCGGAGCTCTTGGCTTCCCCCAGCGCGGACGCCCATGCCATGGCGAGTTCCATGACCTTCTGGGCGGCGTTCGGGCCGGAGGCGAACTTGACGTAGTCGTCGATGTTGATGGCGATGGGGGTGAGGGCCCTGCCCAGTTCACCAACCAGGTCGATCATCGTTTCGTCGTCCATATCGACCTCAACGTCATCGCCCTCCTTGGCTTCACCCTGGAGCTTGTAGATGATCTTGAGCAGCGGTGTCTGATCCCAGACGGGGACTTCTGCGAACGGCTTGAGAAGATTGAAGCCCAGCGTGTCCTCGACACGACTCTTCTTCGGTTCCTTGCGCTTGCGGTCCTGAGGAGCCTTGGGCTTCGGGTTGTTCTTCTTCTTTTTGTCAGTAGCCATTGCGAGCCTACCTTTCATTCGCGAGCCATTAGATAACCTGTGTGGGTGCCGGCTCGCAGTAGACACCCACACAGGATTTTACCAGGCGCGGTGGAGACCGAGCCCGAACCAAAGGTCGACAACAACCAGCAGCACGACAATGCCGATGAGCCAGCCAAGTGTGTAGACCTTGGTGAACAGCAGGTCAGACCTACGCGCGCGTGTACGCCTGCTCGGCCGATGCACCGTTGTAACCCGTGACGATGATCGGAGCCGAGCCCGCGGAGCCGGCAGGCACAGTGACCTCGATGTGCTTGGTATCGGTGACCGAGAACGCAGCCTCGGTGCCACCCATGGTGACAGAGGTAACGCCCACGAAGCCGGAACCAACCAGGCTGACAACCTGGCCTTCCGCCTGACCCGAGGGCAGCGCGGTGTCGATATCCGGGACCGAGGTGATGAGACCCGGGTGCATGAAACGGAAACGGTTGCCGGTGGCTTCCGAGTTCAGCATCTGTGCGACCAGGGTAATTTCGAAGAACGCATCCACGGCGATCTGCGGTGCATCACCGATGGTGACAACCGTGTTCGGAATGTAGATGCCCATGCGCGTGGCGCCGTCAACGATCAGAATGAAGAGAGCTTTCTTCTGAGGGGTAACGGTGCCGGCAACGTCATACGTGCCAGCGGCGCCATCGTGGGTACCACCACCGAACGCCAGGCCCAGGGTGACCTGATCGATCTGGATGGAGTTGACGTTCACCGACCAGGTGATCGGATCAAACGTTGCTCGCAGAGCGTCATCCCACCACGAGCCTCGCTGGGTGGAATCACCGCCACCCTTGGACAGGCTGACGTTGTTGTCCCGAGAGGTGTGGCCCAGAGCAACCCAGCCACCCGTGGGGGCAGTCGGATCGAGGGTCTCGTAATCGGGAGCTGCAGTATCCGGGGCGGCGACGAGAACGGTGCCCTTGCCCGGAATGGTAGTTGCATTGGGGTTGAATCCCATGACTTCCTCCGTTTAGAGTTTTCGGACGATCACATGGAAGTGACCGTTGTATTGGGTAAGGTCGCCTGCCGGCGTCAGCGTTGTACTCGTTCGAGAGGGCATCGACACGTCATCGACAGACGTTACAGCGCCCACACCAGAGATTTTCGTGTTGTTGTCGTGTGATTCATGCATGGCGCGATACACCATGTCTGCCACGTCTGCTGCGTCGTCTCGTGATTCGGCGACTATCTCGACGTAGATTTCCCATTCCCAGGCACCCGGGCCGCCGAGCATCCGTCCCCCATCTGCGTTGATCACAACGAACGGCAGATGCTCGACGACGTCCACGTCCTGCTGGCCCATAACCTGTATCTCGGCAAGGCCGTAGACAGAGGCGATGTTTCCCAGCGCGGCACGAACAACCTTGGTGAAGAGTTCCTCGGCGTCAACCGTCATTCGCTGATAGCCTAGCATTAGAACTTACCTCTCACCCAGGGACCGGGTACCTCGGAAATGGCGCCACCCAGAATGTGCTGTCCGGGAAGCCAGTAGGCAGTCCCATCTCGACGCACAACCGTGTGGCCCCACTCGATGGAATAGGCGGCCTTGTCACCAGCAAAGATCATCCGGTCACGCACACCCTTTTTACCAGGGACGTTCGCGATGCTGAGCTTGGACATGTAGTCGCCAGTCAGACGGTGGCGAATGGCTCGGGCCTTGACGATGCGCATGACGAGCTCGGCAGTCTCATCCATTACGGAGTCGTTACCGACCATGCGGGCAACCCCATTGGGAACCCACGCGAATACCTCAGCCATCATCTCACCTCCACGCCACGAGCTTTCATCTTGATTACCTGGTGCTTGGTCATACGGCCACGGCTGTAAGTACGAGCCTCACCGACCTGGTCGTATTCGACGCCTTCCCACACAATGGTGGAGTGGGGCCCGCCAACCCATCTGGGCTCGAGAGCCTTCATGATCTGATAGTCCGCGTTGACGACCATGCCGCCAGAACGGACATCTTCAGCTTGACCGAAAGCAGCCAGGCCCGTCGGTTCAACCGTGACCCCCTGATAGGTCTTGGGAGTACCCGGGCCCAGCTTGTTGCTTCCTGTGCGGTCTTTACCGACGACGACCTTGGGAATGCACGTTACGGTGTGGGGACCACGATGAGTGAGGGAACTCATGGCCAGCCATACCTGTTGGTTGCAAACACGGTCCTGGGCTTGACAGCCGCAGCACCATACCCCAGGTCATTGAGCTCATCCTGCGTGTACCACACATTGGCTGACGCCTCAGTGGCATTACGCGTGTAGGAGTACTCGAATTCGGTTTCAGACCGGAAACCTTCCGGATTGCGAAGAACACGGATGACGGCGTTGAGGACCTTATCCTTGACGAACAGCGGATCGATGCCCGAGCCGTTACCATCATACGCGGCCATGCGCGTCTGAATGTTTGGTATCTTTCGAATGAGGAGCCTGACGGCTTCATCCACCTTCTGCTGATACCAGTCGTCAAGTTCCTCCAGATCGAGCTGGCCTTCGTACGGTTCTTCCAGGTCAGTGGAAACGTAACCAAGTACATTGGCCATGACCGTTACTCCTCGTCTTCGTCATCCATGTCGGCGAGGATGCGCTCCTTGAGTTCATCCTTGGTGCCGGACGTGTCGAGCCCGCGGGATTCCGCGAGTTCCTGAAGTTCAGCTTTCTTCAGGGAGTCGAGGTCCACGTCTTCAGTCTCGGCCACTTCCTCGCCTGTTGGAGGCAGTGTGTTGACCGTCGAGAACTGCGTGTCCGGGTCGTCGTCTTCACCTTCAGGGTCGGTGAGTCGGACGTCAGGCTCTTCGCGATGGTCGGCGTAGACGTGAGAGCCAACAAGCTTCTCAGCCCAAGCAGGAACTTCGTCGCCCTTGGCAAAACGGACGCGTTCGACGTGGTTCTTGTGAACGACAACATTGGTGTTGAATACCTTTGCCATTGTTTTATCCTTTCCAAAGAAGAGCGGGGTACCTGCCGCATACAGATACCCCGCCCAGCTTGATTCCTAGAAGATTTCGGCCGAGAAGCTCAGCGCGGCATTTCCCAGGACCGGCATGCCAATGGCATCCGAGATGACTTCGGCGATGACCGGAGGCTGTTCGTTGCGGTACACGCCCGCCACGATGCCTGCCTGTTCGTCGTCCGCGATGCCCCAACCGAGGTCGGTGGCAGTGAGGGTCGTACCCCAGTAGGTGTGGCCCATGGCGTCGGATTCCTCCGGACGCGGCAGGAACAGCAGTTTGTCTTCGGGGATCACGCGGGTGAGCGTGCCTTCGAAGTTGACCCGACGGTCGAAGATCTGGATCGGCGGCAGGCCTTCGTCTGCCAGGATCGAGCCGATCTCGCCCAGGGTCATGGGACGACCGGTAACGGCGTTCTGGAACTGGGTGCCCTTACGGAACATCGAGTAGCCGGCGGTGGACATGAGAGTCACACCGGGGGTCACGGAGTTCGTGTCCAGGTAGATTTCCTGCCACGCGAGCAGGTCATCGATGCGGTCAGCCGCAGGGTCGGACCAAAGGGTCGCAGCCGTAACGGAGTGCTCAGCCGGACGACCGAAGTTATCCGAGATGAGGAAGTTGGACTGGTTCACAGTCGCAACGCCGGTATCCAGGACCACACCACGGAGGAGTTCCATACGGTCAGCGACAGCACGGACAACGCGGTCAGCGGTCTTGAGGATCGAGTCGAGCATCGCGGCGTCACCAACGTTACGCTGGCGCAGTGCGCGGTACTCGGAGATGGCGATCTTCTGGCCGATTGCCGGGAGCTCGATGGAGACTCGCTTCCCGGCTTCTTCCTTGCCGTACTCCGGCTCAGCATCGAACGCACGGAAGCGTGCGGTCTGCGTGAGACCGAAGGATCCAACGTCGAAGGAGACGTGGATATCCGGCACGGTCTGGTTGGTCAGCCACCGTTCGAGGGACCCCTGGCGGAGTTCGTAGGCGGCGAGCGATTCCCGCATGTACCCGGTGAGGGTTGCGGGGTCGATAACGTCGGTCCACAGAGTAGGCATCAGTTATCCCTCCCTTAGATGAAGACGAACTGGGTGTTCGCGGACTTGGCAGCCGCGGCCGGAGCCGTGAATGCGATGGGCAGGTTGGCAGTCTTGACTCGGCCGTGGTCGAGCAGAGGAACGTTCTGATCCTCGGAGGCCGGGGCAGTGGTGCCCGGGGTGACCTTCAGCGGAATGTCGGTGAGGACAAAGCCGGCGAGAACACCCGCGTTGGTGGTGGTGCCTTCCGTGGCGTCGTAGGGGACGAGCACGCCGCCCACCTTGGCAACGGGGAGACCCGAGGGCAGGTAGCCGTTCGGGTAGTGGGTCGCAGCGGTGAATGCCGAGATATCGAGCTTCTCGGTGCGGGCGTTACGGATACCGTGACCCGAGCCCAACCACGTCATGTCACCGGTTACGATCTCAGACTCAGTACGAAAACGAGGCATGATCCTATAACCTTTCTACTTCTTCTTGTTGCGCTCAGCGAACAGCGAGCGTCCATTGTCAATGCCGGTGGCACCGTCATTCTTACGGTACCCCTGGTGTGTGTCCTCACGCTTGCGGCCTCCGGCGTTACCCTTGCCCTTGGAGCCAGCGTTTTCGCCGAGTGCCTTGACCTTTTTCTCGATCTTCTCGGTGTCGGGCTCGCCGTCCTTATTCAGGTACTTGAGCGGATCGACATCTTCGAGGAAGAGCTTTACCAGGCTCAGGGCCACACCCTCATCTGCAGCTACCGACTTGAATTCGGCGAGGACGATTCGCGGAGCAGCTTTCCTGAGCTCTTCGGCACGAGCCGCGTTCACGGCGTCGTCAACCACCTTCTGCTCAGGCTTCTTGTTCGCCTCTTCGTGGGCACGCCACTTGTCGGCGAGAGCTTTCTGGTCGTCGTAATCACTACGCGAGTTTGCAGTTCCCTCATGCTTGCGCGAGTGGTACTTCCAGTAAGCGATCTGCTGCTTGTCGTCCATTTCTGCAACGGGTGTATCTCGGGGGAAGCCCAGGTCCTTGTCGGAACTCTGCTTGCCCTTATCGCCGCCTCCGCCGCCACCTTTGTCGCCGTCATCGCCTTCAGCGAATCGAACGTAGTATGGCAGGGGGATGGTCTTGCGCTTGAACATTGTTTCTCCTGTCGGAAGGTTCCCATGACGGGGATGGCTTCGGTGTGGATTATATACTATCCGTTACCGAAATCTAATCGTCGGGCTCGTCGTCGGACTGAAACAGGTTTACCTGGTTCGCCAAGCCCTGGATGATATGGTCGGCCTTTGAGCTCGTGGCGAGCACATATTCGGCACGGTCGTCGTTGCTGTCATCAGACAGGCACACGACATACCCGACCATAACGAAATCTTGTAGTACGTATTCTTCGCCGTAGGATTCCTTGGCATAAGCGGCAAATGCTTCTTGCAGCTTCTGGTAGGTTTCCCGTT